GAGGGTGCCGGCAACGGTACTCGTAGATGGATGGCCGTCGCTCCCGTTTCCGGTAACGGAAGGGGAGAACAGAACCCGGCGTACCGGCTGTCCCATCCGCTCAACAGGCCAAGATCCTCATGCAGACGGGGATTTTGGCCTGATTCCCCGGGGTTTATGCAACCACTGCTTGTCGCAGAATGACGCGGTTCGATTGCCTTATGGTCGAGTGCTTTGCCCATAAATTGCCCATGAAATCCGGGCCTCAGAACTGCACGTAGCGGCCACGCCACTCGCCCTCAGCAGGGCGCCGCACACCGGCCGCCGGCACCCAGCAGCTGAGGTGCTGGAAGTTGTCATCAGTCCACACAACGTTCACCCAGTCCCGGTCATAGAACGTCGCGTAGACGTGGACCTCCACCGTGCCACCACCGGCCAGGGGTATCTGGGCGATGACCTCCGGTTCGGTGCGGTGCTCGAACCTGGACACATGCCCGACCTTGACGTCCGGCTGCGGGTCCGCATGCTCGTACTCCACCCCGTCCAGGGTGAAACGTGTCGGCTTGTTGAAGAGTCCCATGCCGCTACTTAACCACCGAAAGCGCCCCACCTCCGAAGAGATGGGGCGCTTTGTGGATAAGTTGGATCCGTGAAAGTTATCGGCGTCATCCGCTCCACCCAGACCCAGACCATCGAAATCGAAGCCGCCTCCTACGAGGAAGGCCGGGCTCAACTCGACGCACAAGTGCCCGAAGGCTGGCAGCTGCAGAGCGTCCGGACCGAAAAGTAGTTACGGCACTTAACCGGTCGATTGTTGCCCTTATCATTGGGGCATGACTTCTGGGGGAGCACGTAAGCGCGTGGTTGTTTTAGTTCTGGCTATGGATGCTCAGCCATGGCGGATGATCGAGGATGAGGGGCAGCGGAAGACGTGGGCGGCTGCCCCACGGCCAGAGGTTCCAGTGCGGTGGCTCTACGGCAAGACTGGGGTCGTCAGTACGGTAGCCCGGTACGCCCAACGTGCGGTGCAGCGGTTCGTGCCCGCCATGTATGGCTCCTATAGCCGGATGGTTGGCGGATGGTTCGCTTCCCTAGGCGCCCGGACCAACGGCGACAGGCTGGAAACCAGGGTTCCGGAAACCTACCTGAACACCAACCCCAAGAACATCGTCGGCCTGCGGCATCTTCTGGCGACGGAAGACTTTGACTATGTGTTCCGCACCAACACGTCCAGTTATGTGAACCTCGGGGGCTTGGACGAGTACGTGCAGGGTCTTCCTGACGCTGGCTACTATGCCGGGTTTATTGGGGAGCGTGACGGGACCAGATTTGCATCGGGGACGTGCACTCTGATGTCCCGGGATCTTGTCGAATATGCAGTGAGTGATCCCGCTTGGGAGTTCGGCCTGATCGATGACGTTGCTATGGGCCGGTCTATGGCGCGGGCATCGGTCGAGGTTCAGCCTTTAGAGAGGGTGGACGTGCTGACTTCCGAAGACCTTGCGTCGCTAACCGCCGAAACCCTGTCGGGAGCGTTCGTCGTTCGTTGCAAGAGCAACGGTGGGCGCGAGCATGACATTGAAGCCATGCGTCGCGTCCACCACTTTTACACCGTATCCGCCTCATAGGGCTGCTACGTTGGGACGCTGGTCCGCACCTCTACAATGGGGGTCTATGACTTCTCGGGGAATCGTCGCGGTTGGCGACAGCATCACGAATGCTTGCAGCGAGGATTTGAGCGTTGGCGGGGTGCCGTCCAAGTCATGGGTGGAGTGGGTTGCGCTGGCCCTTGGTGAATCGCTTACGGTCCACGCGAAGCCGGGCGCTTCATCATCCGAAATCCTTGCGCTACTGCCCGCTGAGGTTCCTGTTGCGAGGCTTGGGCTGGTGTTCGTCGGAGTGAACAACATCATCTCCTGGCGGAAGTGGCGGCGTGATGACCTTGCCGCTGACCTTGCCGCGATCCTTGACCGCCTGGGCGCCGAGCGCAAGGCCGTGATGCTCCCGCCACATACGTTGGGCCGGACGTGCGCGCCGTTCCCGTATGGTCCGGGCCGGAAGGCTCGAATCAGGAAGGCTCGTGCCGCTATTGAGCATGTGGCCGCCGAGCACGGTGCGACGGTCATAGAATCGCCGGCCTTCGTAGGTGACCAGATGTGGATTGATGGGGTGCACCCGACGAGCACCGGGCACCTTGCCATGGCGGATGCCGCGCTTGCGGCACTCGGGGAGCCAGCCCGCGCCAGTGATTTGGAGCGCGAGCACGCATCACTCCGCCCGGACTTCCGTCAGTGGCGTGCGCAGGCTGTAGCCAAGTTCATCCTGACCCAGCCCGCGCACGGCATCAGCACTTGGCTGTTGGGCCGCTAAGCCGCCCGCTCGATGACAACGCCGTACAGGTGGGCTGTGCCGGCGTAGGTGTCTGCCGCGTTCCCTGAGTCGCGGACGATCCTAACAACGAGGTTCCGTGACCCGGTAAACGCGCCACCAGTGGAGAGCAGGGTATGTGCCTGTGCGAGAGCGGCCCCAGGCGTTGCCACAGTCGCAGTGCCACCACCAGCAGCCATCGTCAACGCCGTACCGCTGGCAGCCGAAGCCATGTCCAGCCCAATACGGGACAGGTAGGTGGTATCTACCCGCCACACAACGTTACCGGCAGCGCCGTCCGCCGTTGTCCAGTACACCCAAATGTTGACCTGGCGCCAGCCATTTGGAAGGTGCACGGTCGTGGACGCGCCGATGGCTGATGCCTGCTTGCTGTACTGGATGGATGGGAGGAACCCGCCAGCCGCGCCGATGACAGGCGAACCGCCGACAACGAGGGAGGGCACGAAGTCGTTGGGGTTCAACCAGATCCGGTCGTCTGCGTTCTGGCCCTTGGGGACTGCGTACCGTGAGCCGCGCTGGAAGGCGTCCCAAACGTAGCTGGCCCACAGCGCGGACCCGCCAGCGTCGGTTGGGTGGATGCCGTCCGTGGGTTCGATCAGTGACGCATAGTTTGGAGTGTCAAGGAACGCCTGAGTGATGTTGAGGAAGGACCAGCCCTCAGCCGCTGCGAGCTCCTGCAAACGGTTCATGCGCTGCATGTGGATGCTGATGTTCGCCGCTGGCGCTACCCTGGGGTTCTGCCCCATGATGACAACGTTGGGCCGGAAGGTCGAGAACCGCAGGAAGTCCCGGACCATCGCGTAATAGGTCGCCACGGTGTTGTCGTCCGCTGCCTGGGTGATGTTGTGTCCGTGGTTGAATACGATCACGTCAGGGTTGGCCGTAGTGGGCAGGATCGCAAGCGTGTTCTGCTGCGAGTACAGTGGCGTCTTACCCGAGGCGGACCCGTTCCAGATGTCCAGCACGAACGGCCCGCCCGCGTTGCCAGTTCCAGTGCCCGCCTGGATGACATAGGTGGCGTCGTAGGAGGTTGTGTTGATATTCCAGGCGCGGAAGTTCACTGTGTATGCCGGGTAGGCTGCGGCGATCTTCTGGGCGAACTGGAAGACCCACCGCTTAGGGTTCCCAGTGTCGCCGCGGCCAGCGCCGGTCGAGTCGCCAACGACGGCGAAGCTGGCGTTCTCCAACCCCTGATCGAGTTTGAACCGGAGAGCAGCGAACGGGGACGCGGTAATATCCTGGATGCTTTTCTTGGCAGCGGCCTTCGCCATGCCGAGGGTTACGGGATCCATGCTTACGCCGCCTTCGTGATCGAGGTCAGGTTGCCGTTGGTGTACCCGTAATTCCGGGTCGTGGTGACGCCGTTGGCAGTGCGCGAGTCCGTGGCCACAGTGCCGTCAGAGTTGTAGGTGTACGTCGTGGTGATGCCGTTCTCAGTCACGCTCTGCACGCTGCCATCAGCGTTGTAAGCGATGGTCTGGGTGGCAGAGAAAGCGCTGGCATAAGTGGCATTTCCTGCCGCACGCGTCTTGCTGTCCGGGTCGCTGAAGAGGGCGGCCACGGAGGTGTCGTCAGCTACCCCCGGTGCGCCCTGGTCGCCCTTGTCACCCTTCGACGCGTACGGCCTGGCATTCCATGCCGTGACCCCGTCTCCGAACTTCTGCTTCCCCGTGTCCGTCTCAACCCCGGGCTCACCCAAGGCCAGCACAGGGTTCGCCGCTGCCCACTCCGCCGCCGTACCACGGCGCAACTGAATACGCTGTGCCATCAGACACCGCCTCCATCCATAAATTGTTCTGTGGCGTACACCGAGGAAGGCGTACCGCCGTCGTAATGAGCAGGGATACGCTCCTGCAAAGCGGCGATCAGGTCCTCAGCGGTCTGCGCGTTGTCCGAGATCATCTCGGCGCCGCGTCTGACGAGCTCTGTGGCGCTGTCTGGTTTCTTGAACCCGTTCGGGGTGACCTCCACGGCCATGCCGGCCTCCTACTGCTTGTCGGGTGCCAGCCACGGGAGGTAGCGGCGGGCGAAGTCGATGGCCCGGGGGAGGGCCATGATGCGCGTGATGACAGCGGCGATGCCGGTGACGAGCGCGGCGACGCCGAGCAGCCACAGGCGGAATCCCTCCGGCAGCTGCTCACCGAACTGGTCCAGGATTGCCTGCACGAGTTCGGGCAGCAGCAGCGCGAACGCCAGGAAAGCCGGGATACCGACCTGCACAATCGTCCGGATGACGGCCCGCCACGGGTACTGCGCCTGCGTGGCGACCTCTGCACGGTGCTCAGCCATTGTTCTGCGCCCCCTGCACAGTCACGTCAACCTTCACGGTTCCTTCGCGCAGGGCGTCGGTGACGGCTGCCTTGATGTCCTCCACAGACTTGCCGTCACTGGCAGCGCTAGCGGCCACTGCGGCGATGACGTCGAGGGTGCCGGAGTCGTGCCAGGCAACCATGGCTCCCAAACTGGTGTTGTCGCCCAGCCCGGCGCCCTTACCTTGCCGTCGTATTGGCGTGTTCAGCACCGTGTCAGCAGTTGCCCGGACCACGCTCGCGTTGTTCGCGTCAGCCCAAGCCAGGGCAGCGGCAAGGTTGGTCTGCCCGGACTGGCCAGGGCCCTGCCGGTTGACGTTGTAGTTCATGATCTCTTTGGCGATCTCTGCTGCAGAAGGCATGTCGTCCTCTTCCTGTGCTTGGGTGGTTGCTGCGTTGGTGATGGCCCCTTGGAGTACGAGTCCGGTGGTGCCGAAAAGCGGGGTGGGGTCGATGCACCCGAAGATGAGGCGCGGCCAGTCAGTGGCGTAGTTCACCGGGTCCGCGACGGTGACGGCGTGGAGGTGCGGGCCGACCTTCTCGGTGCGGGTCTTGGTGTCACCGGAGGCCCCGATGATCTGCCCCTCGTCCACGCGCATACCGACGCTCACGGCGTCGTTGCTGGACTGGTGGCCGTAGATGTCGAACTCGTTGACGCCGTCCGCCTTGGAGACGGTGACGATGCCGGGGAAGTTCTTGTACATGCCCCAGCGGCGGAAGTACCCGGACGGGCCCCACGAGTCGTCACCAGGCAGGTCCTCGCCCCAGCCCGCGTAGACGATGGTTCCGGAGCGCATGGCCCGAATCGGAGTTCCGACCGGGCAAGCGATGTCTACACCGGCATGGCCATAGTGTTGGTAGTCGCCGTACAACCAGACAAGGTACTCAACCTCGCTGCCATCCGGGCGGCCAACGACTCCCGCTGTGGCGAGGCCCGCGAACAGTTGGCTGATCGGGAACTTTGCATCAACTGGCCTCATGGCAGTAGCCCTCCCTCTGAGGTGCATGTGTATGTGGTGGATCCGGGCGGGTCAGGGACACAGGTCTGGGTCCGGCCTGTCTGGTCCTTGAAAGAGAACTGCGCCGGCGGCGGTCCTTGGTCGCCCTTGGGCCCGGGGACCGTTGAGTCGGCGCCGGGCGCTCCGGCGGCTCCGGGGTCTCCCTTTGGACCCGTGCAGGCCCCGCTGCCGCAGTAGGCGGCGACGGCAGCGAAGACTGCATCGGTTGATGGGCCGGGCCCCGGGTCGCCCTTCTGCCCGGCGCATCGCCCGTCAGCGCAATAGCTGGTGACCGCGGCGAGCATCATGTCCGGGGTTGGTCCTTGCGCGTCTTTCCCGTCCGCTCCGTTGGCTCCGCTGGGGCCCTTGCATCGGCCGTCCGCGCAGAACTGGGCGAACGCTGCAGCGACTTCTTCAGGTGTCGGCTCGGCCCCGTCACGGCCACGGCAGTTCCCGTCCGCGCAATACTCCCGGAATGCCTGCACCAGCTGCGCCTGACTCGGGCCAGAGACAATAGCCGTGGGCGCCTGCGGCGAGACGGTAGGTTCCTGCGCGGCCTCGGCCCACTTCTCACAGAGCTGCTGGTCGTAGATCTCCATGTCCCCGGACCCGCACAATGCTTGGCGGGCCTCAGAGGCGATCTGCTTCTTTTCGCCCTGCTGCGCTGCCGCGAACTCGGCGTTCTCGGACGCCAGCCGCCCGTTAGCGAAAGCCAGCGACGCGGCCGCAATCGTCACAGCGGCGAGCAGCAGCGAGAGCACCGTTAGCAGGAGCTTCCAGCGCTTGTCCGAGCGCCGGGACCGTGCAGCCGCCCGCGCAGCGGCGGCCAGCTCCGGGTCGTTGTAATCACTCACCAGGTTCCTCCTCTGGCCATTCGGCTGGGACCGGATCGATGTGGTTGGCGATCAGCTGCTCACGCCACTTACCTGACGCCGACTTCACACGGGAGCAATACCGACGCAGCGCGTTCTTCTCTTCCTCGAGTGCCTTCTTCTCGGCTTCGAGGTTCGCGACGCGGGTCTTCAGGAGTTCTTCCACTTTGACCTCCCGCCGTTCCCGCTTCTTGTCCGCCCTGTCGATGAGCTTCCAGGCGCCAGCGCCGAGAGCGGTGAAGGCGCCGACGATGGCGGTGATGGTTCCTGCATCCACACGTTTAGCCCTCCGTGCAGTCTTGGCATGCCATCAGCCCACCCTTGTCACACGGACGCTGTGGCTCATCGTGCGGTCAGAACCTGACGTCTGGACCATGATGAGTTTGAAGCGTTCCCCGGCGTTCATCTGGATGTTGGGGACGTTGGTGGTGAACTCAAACCCGGAGGCTTTCTGTTCGCCGTAGATGCGGGTGTCGCCACGGTTGACGGCGAAGAACACCGGTGTTGAGACGGTGCCGGACACGACCGTGTACCAGCTGATCGCGTATTCCCCGGCGTGGGATACCTCGATCAGGTCAGGGCCGGGCATCGTAGCGAAGCCACTGTAGAGCGACCGGCTGAGGTCGATGGTTCCTGTGCCGGGACCCCACGGCAGGTTGTTCGGGACGCCGGTCTGCTTGGGGTAGTTGATCTCGGCGTGCCGGACGTCGCCCAGCCACTCCACACCGTTCCAGGTTTCACGGCGGTTCAGGTCCGTGCGGTAGATGAACGTCGGGACCGGCAGCACACCGTCAGGGGCGAGTGCTGGGAGGCCGTCCCGCTGCGTCTCGTTGCTCACCTGGATGATCACGTTGGCCGATTCGAACGCGGCTGCCAGATCGTCCATCAGGTTGTAGGGGTCGCCGTTCGTAGGTACCTTCACGCCGTTGAACAGTGTCTGCATGCTATGCGCTCCAATTCAGGATGAGTTTGCCCGACTCTGGGTCGTCCAGGCGTGAGTTGAATGCCGCGTATGGGTCCCCGGCGATGCTGATCCCGCCGCCGGCCACGAGTGCCGGGGCGAAGCTGAGGGGCAGGTCGATGTAGCCGCCGCCGAACGGGTAGGGGATGCCGACGTCGAACGGGCCAACGACGCGGGCGACGTCATTGCCGGGCCGGTACGGGGAGTTGTGGGCGTAGAAGTGGATGGCCGCGGCAGCGTAGGCGCCGGCCGCCATCCTCGCCGGGACCTTGAACCGGATACGGGTGATGGTCTTGCCCTGCAGCTCCGGCTTCGCCGCCCCGTAGAACCATGCGCCCGTGACGGTGTTACCGCCCCAGGAGCCGGTGTAGACGTCCTCGCCGCCGTTGCGGCTGGTCGCGTAGGAGCCCCAGCCGCCGGGCCCCCACCACGTATCGGATGCCACGGCGATGATGGGTGTCTCACCGGTCTGGACAACCTGCGGGGGCGGTGGTGCCGGCGCCGGGGGAGGCGGCACGAGTGCGGGGATGACGCCGATGATCGTGGGCTTGGCGGCGTCCCAGGTCAGGTAGACCGCGTCACCGGGGGAGTAGGACCCGATGAACCTGTCTGTCTGGTAGGTGAGTCCGTCCTCGCCGTGGACCACAATCGTGGTGGAGACACCGGCTGGGATGACCTCCTGCACGGTCCCGGTGGAGGGGCGGGGCTGGTCCGTGTACCCGCCGATGACGAGGGCCGAGTACTGGCCGCGGCCCTCGCTGGTGATGTCCACGACGAGGTTGCCGCCCTGGATGGGCTGGATCGGGTCCAGCCAGCGGCAGCCCACGAGCTTCCCGCCGATGTTCACCGCCCATGTTGAGCCGTCCCAGTACGCGGTGCCGTAGGCGCGGCGGGTGGTGCCGTCCGGGATGGCCTCAAGGGTGTAGTTCAGGCCATCCACGGGCGCCTCCTATGGCAGGTCGTTCCAGGTGAGACTTGGTGCGGTGCCCCAGGTGGCGGGCATCCGGTCCCATGTGAGGTCCGGCTTTTCGCCGGTGATGTGGTCAGCCCATTCCGTGCGGGAAAGTGCGGTGATGACGTCCGTGTAGGAGCAGGACACGGTCAGGGACGTGGCGCCCGGGACCATGCCGCCTTGCCGGCGGATGTCGGTGATGGTGCCGAGGAAGTACGCGACCTTCCCGGGGACCGGGTAGCCGACCTCGATACGGTCACCGGCCTGCAGCTCCGGCCTTGGGCTGATCTCCACGGACAGTTCGATGGCGAGGGAAGCGAGGAACTGGTCCCGGAGTTGCTGCGCGTACGCCAGTGCCTGGTCGTAGGTGGTGATCATTTCGGACGTGTAGAACGTCTGGGCGCGGCCGTGGTCCCCGCCGAAGCGGAGCGGCCCGGAGTCGATGGAAACGACCGCACGTACGGGGGCGCCGCCGTCAGCTTCCTTGCCCTCCACAACCCACCGGTTGTACAGGCCGTTGATGTCCTGCTTCCGGGCCACGCTGACCAGGCAGTTGCCCGGCTCGGTGCGCCACACCGGGGCAGTGTTCAGCGGGTAGACGTGGCATTCACCGTCGCCGCCCATCCGGTACCGTGCCATGACGCGGGACAGGAGGTCCTGACCGGCTTCGAGGCGTTCCTTGTCGAACACGAGCAGCCGGGAAACGTGGACGTCGTCTACGCCCGGGTCGATGACGACGGGGAAGTGGTTGGCCATGAGGCGGGTGAACTCGCCCAAGGCGGTGGCGTCCGGGCCGGGGGATTCCGGGCCTTCGAACTTGTCCCGGTCAGCGTCGAACGTGAGATCCACGAGCGTGAGCTTCACGACGGCGCGCACGACGGGGACTTTCAGCTTGTGCGGGCCGACCTGTTGCCCGGGATCGTCGTAGCCGTACTCATCGATGGTCCGCCACTCAGTGACCTCATCGGGGGCGTTCCCGGTGATCCGGAAGCGGCCGAAGTTCACCGCGCCGGCGCCGCCCACCCGGTAGATGACGTGCAGCTGCGTGCCGCCCACACCCAAAGGGTCATCGAATCGCCACGCCCCCAGCTTCCCGGCCGGGTCGGCGACCGTCAGGGTCAGCTGCTGCCCTACCTTGACGTTGTCCCCGGCGCTGTCCTGCGCCGACCAGTCGATAACATCCAACGGTTCCGGCAGGACCAAAGACCCGCCACGCCACGCCCACACCGTGATCGTGTCCGCCGGGCGGGACCCTTCCAACGCTTTGGCGGTGGCCTGATCGATGAGACGCACGCTCACCCTCCAATCGGGTACTTCAGGTCATCCAGATACGTCCTGCCGGCCATGAGGTCCTGCTTCTGCTGGTAGGTGGCCATGAGGATGTCCACGTCGCCGTAGCTGTACGTCGCGGTCAGGACCTTCATCGCCGGGGCCTGCACCGTGTCCACGGGCAGTTCCCACCAGGTGAGGTTCCCGCCGATCATGATGTTGGCCGGGAGTTGCCGCACCGCCGCGGAGGCGAGGAACAGGGAGCCCTCCAGTTCGAGGTCCCCCCATTCCGGGAGCGGCCGGAAATGCAGCGACGTGGTTGCCCGCAGCAGTTTCTTCAGCCGCCGGTTCTCATCCGCCGACCGGGTGCTGACGGAGATGTCCATCCCGGTCTCTGCCATGCGCTGCCCGAAGAGGGCCATGGGCCGGTCTGACCCCATGATGGGGAACAGGCCGACGTCGCCCTTGTACTCCATGCTGGAGAACGCGCTGTCGCGGATGGTGACGTCCTCGGTGCTGCGCCGTTCACCAACGATGGGGATGGCCGTCTGCGGGATGAGCGGGTCCATCAGCCACCCGGAGGACGATTCGACCGTCACCGGTTCCGAGGTGGTGCGGCTCGCGCCGCCAGGCCCGGACAGGACCTCCACCTCGTACGTGACCGGCCGGTTCACCGGGACGTAGTAGTCCGTGATGAACGACGCATCATTCATCACCTCGCGGCGGTACCCGGGAACAGCCTCCCGGGTACCATCGCAGGACCGCCACACCGTGACAAGGGAGTCACCGATACCGAGGCCGGTGATCGTGATGCCTGCCCGCGGCCCGGGGGCCGGGGGCAGCGCCTCCACCACTACGTTCACCATCAGCGGCCCGCCCTTCTGAACTGTGACTGTGCATCGGCGGCGCTAACCACGCCCGCCGCTTCATGACGGGCTGCAGCGCTGACAATGCCGCGGACCTGCTCGCCCGTGAACGGGTTGGTGACATACACGGCCAGCCCCTCCAGGCTCACCACTGGCTTAGCGAGAGAGACGCTGGCCACCGTGCGGCTTGCCACGCTACCCACTGACCCGCCCCCCGCGAGGCTGTCGAACATGCCCATGTGCAAGGTGCGGCGGAACTTGTCCACACCCCGGGGGCCGCCCAATTTCTGGACGTCGCCCTTGTCGAGCATGTACTCGCCCGGGGAAGCCATGATGGGCACCTCGTCGCTGGTGCTGGTGCCTGGGCCCCAGACTTCGCCGCCACCCGCACGCTTCACGATGGCGCCTCCACTGGCCCGCCGGTCGGAGCCGTACAAGCCGCCGCCGTCAGGCTCGTTACCGCCGGACTCCACTACGCGCTTCTCGTAGTTGATCCGGTGGGTTTCCTCGATCATGACCGACCGTGCCGTGACCACGCGTCCGTCGATCTTGTCGAGTTCGCCCGTGGTCTGCTGAGCCATCCGCTTGGCCTCGTCCGACATCCACGATTGAACGCTGACGCCGGTGGGGATGTGGAGGATTTCGCGGGTCATGTCGATGGCCGCTTGCTCGCTCATCCCGAAGCCCTGGAACGTCTTCACCGCTGCGTCGTACGTGCGGTTCAGCTGGTTCTGGACTTCCGGCTGCGCGGCGCCGTTCTTGGCCATAGCATCAGCGGCTTGCAGGCCGCGGGTGGTCATGTCCTGCAGGACGTCGTTCGCTGCCCGGCCGGCTTCGGTGGTCAGATCAAGGTCTGTCCGGGTTTCGTTCAGGACACCGCCGTGAGCCGCTTGCGTGGCCATGACGTTCTTGATTTTGCCGTCAAGGGCGTCAAGGCCTTCCTCGAACTTGGCCGTCGCGTCACGGGCTGACAGGGTCAGCAGGCCCGCGCTGATCAGCGCTTCCGTGAATTTCTGGATGTTCAGGATAGTGCCGTCAGCAGCCAGGCCGAGCTTGTCCAGCTGCTCCTGGATCTCCTTGGTGACGACGATGGTGCCGCCACCGATCCCGGTGACCTTGGACATGCCTTCGGCCAGCTTCTCCTGCCCGGCCGCCCCAGTCTCCGCCGCGACGCCACCGGCCAGCATGGCCTGCGCCAGTTGCTCCTGAGTGACGTTCGTCTGCCCGGCAGCGTTCATGGCTTCAAGCAGCTTGTCCCGGTACTGGGGGAACATGTCCACCAGCCTGGACACGGGAACGTGCTGGTCATCAGCCGCCTTGGCGATGGCCTTGAACGCTGTGGCCGCTTCCTGCCCCTTGCCGCCAGCGACAAGCCCAGTCAGGGAGGTGTCCACGCCCTTCAGGTTGTCGCGGACGGTGTTGAGCTTGGACCCGGACCCAGTCACGTCGCCGACCCACATGCCGAAGGAATCGAACATGGTGAGGTCGTTCATGCGGGCGATGGCGTCGCCGATGCCGTTGATCTGGGTGCCGAGTCCGCCGTCCTTGAACAGCGAATCGAGGGCGTCCGTCCCCTTACCGATGGACAGAAGCCCCTGGGTGAACTGAGCGGTACTGATTTCACTCTTGCCCAGCACGGCGTTCGTGATCTGGGCCGCCCCGACAAGGGCGGTGAGCCCCGCCGTTGCGATTCCAGCGCCCTTCGCGACCTTCCCCAGCCCGCGGCTGCTGCCATCAGACCGGGTGTTCAGATCCTTGAACGCCCCGACGGCGTCCTTGATTTTGGGGACTACGGTCAGCAGGGTGCCGCCAAGCAACGCGGCCGCGCCGAGAACAGCGGTCAGCACGACAATGCCTTGCTGCACAGGCTGCGGGAGGTCCCCGAAGGACTGAGCCAGCCCGGACACGTTCTCCGCCACAGCGACCAGTACGGGCAGGACAGCCGCGCCGGCGTCGATGGCCGCGTCCTTGATGTTGTTCCAGGCGACCTGGACCTTGGACGCTGCGGTCTCGTAGCGCTTGTTCGCTTCGTCGGTGAGGGCGGTGTTTTCCTTCCACGCCTCATTGCCGAGCTGCAGCGAATCTGTGAGCAGGTCCCCGGCGCCGACGAGGGACAGCATGACCTGCATTTCCTCGGTGCCCTTCATACCGAGGGAGGTCATGGTCTGGACGACGTTGCCTCCCTCGCCCTTGATCCGGGCCAGCCCGTGCGTGACCTTGTCGAGGGCTTCCACCGGGCTGGTGCCGTACGCTTTCGCGAAGTCCTGCGCAGTCATCCCTGCCACGTTGGCGAAGGCTTCGAGCTGCTTCCCGCCGCCCTGCACCGCGGAGTACATCTTCAGCAGCACGCGGGTGGTCACGCCACCGCCAAGTTCGGCGTGGATGCCCATTGAGGCGAGGGTGTTGGACAGGGCCAGGACGTCGGATTCGCTGGCTCCGACGAGCTTGCCGGCGCCGGCGATGCGCTGCGCCATGGAGAGGATGTCTTTTTCCGTGGACGCGCCGTCGTTACCCAGGGCCACGAGGGTGGCGCCGAAGCGTTCGACGCCCTTGGACCCTTCGCGCTGCATGGTGCCCATGACGTTGCTGATCTGGGCGATGGCCGTAGCGGCTTCGTCGGCGGTCAGGTTTGTGGACACGGACAGGTCCAGCATGGTTTTCGTGAAGCCGAGCACGTCCTTCCGGGCCACACCCAGCTGCCCGGCGGCCTCAGCTACGCCAGCGATCTCGGTGTGAGTGGCGGGGAGTTCCTTGGCCATGCCACGCAGCCCGGATTCCAGTTCCCGCATCTGCTCCGGGGTGCCGTCCACGGTCTTGGTGACACCGGCCCACGCGGTTTCCCAGTCCATCGCTGCCTTGGTTGCAGCGCCAAGCCCTGCCACGGTCATGGCGCCGAAGGTCAGGAGGGCCTTGCCCGCCGTCTCCGCCGCGTCCCGCTGCTTCGCCTTGTACTCGGCGTCCTTCTTGCTGGCCTCGGCGGACTCGTCCGAGCCCTTCGCCGATTCCTTCCCGGAGGTGCCGTGCTTCTTGTTCGACTCGGCCGCCTGGTCAGTGGCTTTTGCCGCGTCACTCTGCGCTTTGTCGATCTTCTTGCCGGCGGCCTCAGCAGCGGCCCCCGCATCTGATGCGGCCTGCTCCGCTTTCTTCACGTTGGAGAGGTACTTGTTGACCTCAGCCTCGAGTACGACCTTCACGGAGCGCTGGGACATGGGAGCCTCCTAGGAAGGTGCTATTCGGTTATGTGCGCGGCGGCAGCGGCTTCTCTGGCGGCCGGTCGTAGGTGGTGTAGACCCGTTCGCCCGGCTGCGGCACGTACTGCTCTTTGCTGGTGCCCTGTGTGGCGCGTTCCCTGGCAGCGCAGGAATGGCACTGGGTCTTGTGCGCCTCGTACCAGCCGTCGTTATCCGGGTGATGAGCGAGGATGATGGGCTGCCCGCAGGAGCAGAGCCCGTCCTCGTAGATCGTCAGTGCGAGGGAGAGGACGTAGTCCTTCTCCATCCAGTCGCCCCGGTTGCCGAGTAACCACGCGGTCGGTGGTTTACCAGCCGTCCGCGCCGCCTTCAGGACTTGGACTACCCCTGGCCATCGTCCGAGCCAGAGGGCCCGGGCAAAAAATCGGCGTCCACGCGGGGCAGACCGTTCTGAGCCTGCATCCGGGCGTTGAGCACTTCGGTCATCTGCGCCGTGCCGATGGCTTTCTCCATGGCCTTGACCTGCTTGATGCCCCACTGCACGGGCGTCCGCTCACCCTCCGCAGGGCGGACGGCGATGATGGAACGGGAGAGCGTGTCGTAGCCGAACTCAAGGTTCTGGAGCTTAGGCTCCATGCCCTCAGTCCGCTTCTCCGTCTGCTCGCGGGATTCGCGCAGTTCGTCGGGGGAGAGGGCGCGGACGTAGATGGTCAGCTTGGACCCGGTGAAGGTTTCCACGAGGTCCTTGTACCGGCGTTCCAGGTTACGGAGGACGGTGTCGCCGTGGGCGGTCTTCTCGATGGTCGCGGCTTCGCGCTGCGTCTCGATCTGCCGGCGCACGACCTGCAGCTCAGCGATGACGTCGGCCCGCTTGTAGACCTCGGCGGACTCTTCGGGCATCTTCGCGTCGGTCAGCCACGCTTCAACGTCGAACTCTTCAGGGGTGGTGTTTTCAGGCATGGGGTTTCAGGCTCCAAGGTTGTGGGTACAGGCTCTGGCATTGGGATGGGTGGCTGGGCGGAGCCTGAGAACGCCCAGCCACCCGGCATATTTAGGCGGCGGCCGGTACCGGTTCGCCGACGATCATGCGCTGAGGCAGGAACTCGATGCGCTTCTTGAGGTTGCCGTCGTTGTTTACGCGCATGGGCTCGTCCGAGACGACCTCGCCACCGAGTTCGATGATGTCCCCGGCTTCCCACGGCTCGGTGGAGTCCTTGTCGGATTCGCGCATGTAGATCCACACGGTGGTGCCCTTGACCCGGACGGCCTGGTAGCCCTTGTCAGCGCCGGTCACGTCCGCGCCGCCGGCTTCCAGGAACTCACGCAGGAACGTGAGGGCGGTGTCGTAGTTCGACGCGCCCAGCGCCTGGGAGTTGCCCTTGACGCAGGCGGGCTTCTCGTTGAACCGGTCAGACGCGGTAGGGGTCCAGTTCGCGTCCGAGTCCAGCACCGCGCAGGAGATGTCATCCCCGGCGGTGAGCTCGGCCAGGGTGGGGATCCCGCTGGGCGCGGCCGGGGCCTGGGTGAGTAGGGTGAATTTCTTCTTGCCGTCAGCAGCGACTTTCATTCGCTTGCCTCCTGTTCATTCTCCGGCCGGGCCGGTTCGGTTACTGTGGCGGTGGCCGGAGCGGCCGGTTCCCGGACCTTCCGTTTGGAGGGCGGGAGTTTGAAGTTGAACGGTTCGTTCAGGTAGTGGCGGGGTACGCGGCGCTTCTCGCCGCCGCCTGGGGGTACTGCGGTGACGAATCCGTCGTCTGCCATGGGGTCCTCCTAGTTGGTGATGAGCCGCCACTGCCGGGGCAGCCAGTAGCGGGCCGGGCTGGTCTCGGTGTCGAGGCGTGGGATGTCCTGGTTGAAGCCAGTAGGGTTGCGGCGCACCCGCCCGGTGCGGACCCGGAGGTTGCGAAGTGC